GCTTGTAACCAGCTGAGTGCTATGTTCATCATGACAAGCGATTTACCCGAGCCTGATCCACCTGCAAAAATGTTAAGTTCGCCGCGACTAAATCCACCATACAGGATCTTGTCCATTTGTGGCCACCCTGTGCTTACTTGTCCACCACTATTAAAATATTTGTCAATACGCAACCTTGGATCTGCCCAATAGTCTGTGCCCATGTCTTTGGTTAGGCTGATTTGCACTGCATCTTTAATCAGCTTTTCAACAGGATCATACTCGCCTTTTTCCAACAAGTCAGCACTTTTAAGAATTGCACGCTCTAGTTCTTGCCGCCGAGTGAAGCTTTCAAACTCGGTCATGAACCACTCAAAGTGGCCGTCATTTAAGTCTGGAATGTGTTTGAGTTCTACCCCTGTTGCGGCTTGGATCTGTTCTGGTCCTGGCAGTGTTTTATATTCATTGCTGTGTTTGGCAATAAAATCTGCTACCGGACGTAGACTTCGATCAAAGTTTTCAGGATTATAAATGTTCTGCACACGCACATACGACTCTGCGTCTTGCAACATCATTTCTAAAAATAGTTTTTGAACATCAAGTCCGTAGTCTTTTAACAATGTGATTCCTCAATAAATTTTGCTGTCTTTAATGCTGTGCGCCAACTAGTATTTCGGGTGGCATCTAATTTGTCTAGTGTAGTTACCCACTTTGTATTTTCTGGGTGATCTAGTGTCAACTTGAGATATTCTACTAATCCACTTAATTCTGGTATTGATTCTAATTCTTTGATGGCTTGTTGTTTAATTATTTTGGGTAAGCTCACAGGATCAAAATTGCTGGCCAATTGCCAACAAAAATCACTAGGATCTCCTTCTCTATTTGTTCTGATGTGCTGGTTAAACCAATTATACACTTCTGCAATTTCCAATAAGTTGTAGTTGCCCACTGTGGTGTTAAATCCAAACATTACATTACTTGGTAACTCTGCTCGCATAGCTAAAATATTTTTACTAGTTTGTTCCCATTTACCTGGCCAGCGCACATATTCAAATGCGCCGCATACCGCATCAATACTAAAAAATATCTTAACCAATCTTGCTCGACTCCATAGATCAATTATCTGCTTACTAGGCATCACTGTTCCATTAGTATTATAACTTATAAATGCGGTTTCTAACACCTGTTGTTTTTCTAATTTTAACAGGAGTTCAATTTGATCGTTATTAAGCATGGGCTCGCCGCCATTAAAATGTATTTTTTTAATGTGGCCAACATCAAGTTTATCCAAAAAGTTGTTTGACTTTTGGAAATAGCGACCCATTGCTTTTAAATCATCTCGAGTAAGATTGTTTTGGGTGGCCCATAAACTACTATTCTCTGGACTACACATGATACAAGCAAGGTTACATGCCCAAGTTGCACTGTGATCGATTCCTTCTAATAGCACCTCAGAGCTAGGTTCAACATTGTAGAATTCTATCGCACTCATACGTCGACTCTTATGCCCAGTATTTTCTACTTGCCAGCAACGGTCGCACTCTACAGGCTTTTCATTGCGGTCAAACTGTTTACGTAGTTTGGTCAAGTGTGGGCTTGTTTCAAAAGAAAAGGTATCCACCGGTTCCAATTTGGTAGTGGCTTGACAACAAGGTGCTACTTGAATATGCGTGTCATTGTGCCTATCAATAAAAACACTGCGATAAATTTCCGGGCACCAATTATCGGAGTCTTTTAACAAGTTGTTTCTTCCTTAGTTCTATTTTGATTCGACTAGTTTCTCGAGACTGCATTATAGTTATCAATGTAGCCAACTTACCCATGCAAATTACCGCATCGTTTACATCCTTAATGCCAGCTGGCCAGTCGGGCATGCTTACTGACCATCCTAGTTCTACAGCACGATCTACCAGTTTCATACCGGCTTCGTCCTGGTCCGGAACTACAATGATGTCACGTCCTAGACTGCGTATGAGTCTAACTTGTGCATCATTAACATCGGCATGTAGTACCGCTAGTCCATTAATGCTTAGTGCATCAAACACACCTTCAACCACAATGGCCGATTGCCAAGTAGACTTTTGCAAGTCTGTGCCAAACACATAGCCCGGCTGTATATCTTGAATATACTTAGGTGTGCGGTCATCCAGGAACCTAGTGGTGTGTCCAACCACTTGATTGTTGTGAGTAAACGGGATCACAATGCCGGGTCTGGGCATGGTCTTGTATAAGAATGGATAGTCCAATGGCAAGTGCCGGCCTTGCAAGTATGCCTTGGCAGACTCGTTTAGTTCTTGTGTGTCACCAGGTAAATCCCTATCTTCAAACTCAATACCGTGTATTTTGTCCAGCACTGTTTGTCGGTCTGACAGTAGGCCGGCAATTGATTTGAGTTTTAAACTTTCAAGATTAATACGCTCAATTTCTTCTTGTGGCACATTCATCCACTCAAGTAACCGACGAGCTTTGAATGTTAGGTTACGCCCTAACACAAAACTTGCTGTGTATCCACAATTAAAACACGAATAACTCCATCCATTATCTGCTATTTTTAGACCGCCACGTCCTCTTTTATCTTGTGTGTCGCCACGATGTATGCAACAAACAGCATTTCCAGATAACCAGCCAGAAGATGTTTGCTTAATCTTTCGACCTTGCCTCCAGTAAGTTTCGACTGTCTGATTTATCAATTCTTGTTACTTTCCAATTATTAGTATTTTTTCTAATCACAATGCTAACTTGTTTATTATAACATTTTCTATAGGCATTAAACAAGCCCCAATATGAAATTTTTAGCTCTGTTTGAAACTGTTCGGCAAATCCTTTTAACCCAATATCTGTTTCCCAGACTCTGCCATCCGGTGACTCAATTCTATAAGAACCATTATGAGCATCGCTTTTGCGTTTTTTGGTTTTTTCTGATTCAGGATTATCTTCAAATCTTTTTAATTGTCCTTTGCTGCAATTTAATGCTCTTTGTTGTTTCCACTCAGTTGATGCATTGTCCCAGAACAGTTTAGCTGAATCAGAATCGTGGCCATCGCCGCCGGCGGTGATATTGTATCCATTATGTAATGTTTTATAATGTTGTATCCAATACTTTTCTTTGGTATTCAAATCTTGCGTTGTCCACTTATCGTTTTGCTCGATAATTTCAAATTTCATAATGTCCCATCCGTATTTTCTAATTGCAATTAAGATAGGTCTTTTAATATTGGGAAAATATTTGGCAGATGATTGATACATCACTGCTTTTTGTTCTAGCGGCAAGGTACACTTACCGACATATTGTTTTCCAGATGGTGAGGTAATAAGATAGATATATTTCATATACCTATTTATGCTAATCCACAATTAAAACAAATTAATTATCTATAAAGAAGGTCAACCACATAACCGGTACTGATGGTCACTGCGGCACCGGTCTGTTGTGCGCTGGTCGGAAATAAGCCGGCGCCCATACCGGCATTGGGTAGATACCAATAACCTGACCCGCCATTGGTCACTTCAATTCCAGTCACCACACCCTGATCAATTGTGGCCACTGCTGTGGCTCCAGAGCCATCACCGATGATATTGATTTTGGGTGGTGCAAGGTAACCTGACCCTCCATTGGTTACCATAATGCCGGTGACCACACCATTTTCGGTGACAGCATAGGCTGTAGCAGGCGAGCTGGGCTGATCCGGAACAGCAAAGATACTGTTGTTGAAACACATGCGCACTATTGGATACCAACCAACAATATTGTGATATATGGTACCGGTATAGTTGTAATAAGTGACCGATTCAGTTACGTTATAAAATAAACTTTGATAATTTTGTGCGGCCTGTGCCTTAATGGTGCCAGTATAGCCATCCAGGGTCATCTGCACTGTGGTGACAGCATTTTGCGGTTCAATGAAACTGCTGTAGAATTCGGTGTTGATAAAACTGTTGTAGTAATTGCCACCATTGGGATTTCCTTGCCAATACGGGTTGGCTGGATAGTTACCCATGCTGACCCCATCGTAACTTGCTTGTGCAGCCAATTTAATAGTGGGAATAGTAAGTGGTGCTGATGGCACATGCTGTGGTAATACTGAATCTGCAATTTCGCATGGAGCACGTCCACCACTTTGTGCATTAGTAAACACTGCTTCTGTCAAGTTACCACTGGTACGGGTAATGCTGTAGTTGGCCGGTTGTGCTAACACTTCCAACAGGTCAGCAGACCCAATGGTTACCTTGGCACGTCCAGTGGTGGCATTTAGTGTAAACAATGGCGTTTCATACAAGATAGTGGCTCCGTCGGTACTGATCAAGCGGAACATGAATGTGCTACCGGTGATATTGACCGGCTTTTCTTGCTGATTGATAAACTCAAACAATAGCACGTTGTCAACACCTTTGTTTATGGTTAGAACTTTTGCATACACGGGATTATACCTGTAAAGAAATGTTTCGCCCACACCAGAAGTGTCTATGCACAGGACCTGTGTGATTTGCTGATAGATATAGGCTTGGGTGGAATACATACAGAGTATTTAGCAATTCTGATTGAGCCGGACAAACGGTTTGGTAAATATGACAACAATATGAACAACGATTTCTTTGAAAAACTGGCAGAAAAATACCCATTTATAACTTTGTGCGTCTATGCCGACGCCGAGTATGTGGGTATTATACAAAATCAGGATGACGCCATCACTACCATCTACGACTTTGGTGCTATACAGGACCTTGAAATCAAAAAGTTATTTTTAGACTTGGCCAACGTTTGGTGGTGGGAAAGCAATCGCAGTGTGCCCATCAACATATTTCTCAAAGGCGACTGGGATCCGTTTCGCCGTTACCTTAGAACATTTACCAACAAAGATCTTACTATCTTGCACGGCCCTGTTTGTAGCCTGGCCGAAATGAGTCGCAAAAAATCCAAACGTAAATCAATTACTCTTGTGCGTCGGGTTGATTAAGAAGATTCATGTGCAGGGCCACCAGGGCCGCATAGCTTATACTGTGTGATTTTTTAAACACAAACCCTTTTGAATCGTCGCCATCCCATACAGATTCAAACACTTCCGACCAAGATCGATTTTGTAAGTGAGCTTTGCCAGGTCTAATGATACTAATAAAAGCTGCCATCCTGGGTATTGAATCTGGGCGCATGCTTTTGAGCAGATGTATTGATCCGCCTATGTGAACTATACTGCCTGCAAATGCATTATCGGTCCATAGACGTTCCCACGGTGGTTCCTGAGCCAACATTTGTTCATAGTGCTCTGGACTTTTTACCAGTTGATACACACTCATGTTTAGTAGATCAATTTTGAAATAGCCCAGTTGTTCGGCGGTTTGAAATTGTATGGTGGCACAATCATTTACAGGATCGTATGGAATGTCTGTGGGATATACGCCCGAGGCATGTTTACGCACCTGTCCTTGATAGTGCATTCTGGCAGGTGTTACATCAATCAGTTTTAAAAGTTGATCTCTATTGGCCAAGTCAATGTCAATATCTGCGCTCATTACCAACCTGCCTTTTTTAAAATTTCTTTCACATACTCTTGGTCTGCTGGATAGTCCCGGAACTTCCGCATCCAAAAATCACTGTCAATGTAGGGCCATACCATGGCAATCTGTGTGGCATCCAGTTCACTCAGAAACTTTTGCCCCGACTCGCAATTATAAATTACCCAGGGACTAATACGACCAGATGCAACAGCATAGGCCATGGCATTAGTGTTGCCATAGCGTAGGCAATCATGTGGAGGATTACCTGTTTGTTCAGACCAGTCAATGCCAAACTCGATTGCACGGGCTAGAGCATCATTTACATTTTCCACACGCAGGTAGTCAGTCAAGTATTCGGTGTAGACACTGTCACGAGCCCAATGGTCCAGCTTCTTGTTTTGTTTTAGCACCCACCGAACAAACTGTTCTGGATTGATTGCACGAATGTCCACACAGTAACGACCAAATTTAACAAAAGCCCGGTAGTAAGGACTATCGGCAAAGTCATCAAATGTCTTTAACTTAGCCGATCCTTGAGTAAGTTCGTAAAACTTAAGGTAGGCATTAAATCCCAGTCGCACACCGGGTTCGTCCTTTTCTTGGCGGCGGCGACGCGGCTCGCAACTATGCACCGCAAGGCTAGACTCTTTTATAAAGTCTTTCTTACAGTATTGGCAGGTATAAGGCATGTCGATTTATATACTCAACTAAAAAATTGTTTAAAGGTCCGTGCTGGTTGGGTAACGGATGTCTAATACCTTCTGGGTGTATGCTGTCAGCGGGTTCAAATTTTACTCCAACACTAGCTTGATATTGTATAGCCGACCAGCGTAATCCGTCAACAATATTGATGCTTTTGCTCAAAGGAACAAAGTCTCTGCAGTCAAACCAATGATCATAGGCATCGGCTGGGTTGCGGAATATGACCACTTGGTGCCCACGACTCTGCAAGTCTGCAATCATCATTAACAGTTGATACATCAAGTGTTCTAATCGATCCTCTACGCTGTCTATTTCGGTTTTGGTTTTTAATTCTAAATACCGCTTGGTGTCGGTTTTGCTCCAGTACGGCGGATAGCGTTCATTGCCGGGAAATTGAAAATTCTGCGTGCCTATCCAGCGGCCTTCCACTTCGTCTCGTATCATATTGATAGGTAACTCGCCGCGGGCCAAGAATGTAATACCAACTACATACAAAGTTGGCTGTTCTGCCCAGTAAGAATCTTGTATGGTAGTGCGTATTATTCTACTGTTACAGGCGCCTTCGATTGCCAACGACTCTGCCTGGTCAATGTTTAATTGTTGAGCCAAGGCCACATGCCCGTTGCCCTGGGCATAGGCATACATGTAACTGCAACCGTTGACTACCAGGCGTGTCATTTTTTAGCGTCTTGTCCCAGGGCTTTTAAGTAAGCATCAATATCTTTTTTGGTGTTGAGCTCGGCCATAAGTGCTAACTCGTCGTCTTTGAGAGTGGGATACAGTTCAGCCAGTTGTTTGCGTATGCCCGATGCACCGGGTTCTTTTTTCTTGGGTGCAATCCACTGATGTCGTTGTGCGCCCATACCAGGACTTACTGTGGTAGCGCATAGCCATTGTAGTTTGGGATGACGATTGATATTGAAAAAATGTTTGTTGAGTCGCTCATTGGTTGCGATCAAATAAAACTCCTGTAGATCCTGACTGCCTTGAACACAGGATCCGTAACGAATCATAAGAAAGTTTGAAAACTTTTTGCGTTCGTCATCGGTCAGGCCATCGTAGAACTTGCGATCTTTACGATCAAACACAGCCATTTCGTTGTTGATACTAAGTTTGTCCATTATGCTTTTTCAAAGTGAAATACGGGTTTGCTGGCGCCTTGGGCATCGGACGGATACACTGTTTCTTTAACCAGACGGTAGCCAAGATGTTGCATGGCCTTTACTGTAATTTCATTGTCAATGTTTATTACTATGTTGCAGGTTTTACGACTGTCAACGGTATAACGCATACCCGGAACATTGACTATTTCTTCAAACCATTGCAATCGCGGGTTCATATTATCCAGGATGATTGTGTCAGGATCACAATAGTTTACCAGTTGTTCCAACACGTATAAAGGTGCATGACTGTGATATATTACTCCTAGTACCAATGCAACATCAACCTTACCAACTTGTTGTAAATCTGTATGCTCGTGCATGTCACCGTGTATGATTCGGGCTGTCGGAAATCGGTTGGTCACAACCTGAACAGATTCTGGGTTTGATTCTAACAAGACAACCTGTTGAGGATTGTTGGCAAATATTTTTTCAGTAATCCACCCGTCAAAACATCCTATTTCTAATACTGTGCGATCCCGACAATGATGTAAAAAATTGCAATTTAAAAAATTGACCTTGGCATCCATTGCTTCTTTACCCCAGACCATATTATCACCAGGCCAAGTTGTAGTTGACTACTTCGCAGTTTCGGCTGATGTCCTTGACAAAATATACACAGTCGGGTTCTGGGCCGTCAGTAATAGGCACACACAACATCTGGCCATTTTTCAACTTGGGTGCATACCATACTACTTCTTGATACACGTCAATAATTTCGATGTCAAGAAAACTTGGACGGAAACTACTGAGTGGATTAAACTGAAATGCTTTGAATCCACGATCGTTGATGGAAGTCAAGGGCAGGACCTCCAGGTCACCTAGATCGGGTTCGCCAATTAAGATTTGCCAATCCACCGGCATGCGCACACGGTGGTTACCAATGCGTAGAACTAGCGCAGGCGATGTAAAACTTTCTAAAAAAATTAAAGGAATATAGTGATAGTCTGGGTCTTTGGGATCGCTATTATCAAATATAGCAAATCGCATGTCGTCTACTTCTTCGGGTAGGTGATCTAAATCAAATGGTGCGTTGTCTAAGGTCAATATCTTCATAAGTTTATTATAACATATTTTTTGGTCATTGCAACCTTTATTTCCATTCTAGTTTTTCTTGGGTAAACGGATAGTTGGCTTCGCGATAAAATACCTTGCGTTTGGTCAGGTGCCGTTTGGCAAACTTACAGGTCGAAGTTACGTCCCAGATTTGCACGTGGTCTTTGTCTTCGGCCTTGCGTATGCCTCGGCCAATGCTTTGGATGACCCGGACAAAACTTTTACCAGGTTCAACAAGAACAAGATTAAAGATACGGGGTATATTAATACCAACAGCAGCAACACCGTAGGTAGCCACAATAATTTTTCCAGTGGCCTCTGCCACTTCGTCGTATTCATCTTGTCTTGCCTTTGCTTTGGTTGCACCCGATACCATTACTGCATTGTCGCCCAGGCGTTCGATCAAGCCCTGGCCTGCCGCAATACGATCTACCAGCACGAGAGTATTGCCAGTTTCATTTACTCGTCGAACCAACTCGGCTATGGTATCTAATCTGTCGGGTTCTTCTAGTAGAAACTTGAGCTCACTTTGATAGTTGGCAAACTCTGCATGATCTATCAACTGCACAATGTTCACGTGGCACTGAGCCAGCACACCGCGATCCTGTAGTTCGCTGGCACTGAGTTGATTGATCACTGGACCTAGACTACATTTTAATGCTTGGAACTCAAACGGTTCTTTAGGAATGGTTCCTGTTAGACCCCAGCGCAAGGGTATACGACTCATGACCCCGGTCAGCAAGGTTTTCAGTGCGTCAGCCTTGGCCATATGCACTTCGTCCACAATAACGCACACCACATCTTCAAGGAACTCCTGTATGGTCACATCGCCTACCGAGTTCTTGGTATTTTTCAACAGGATGTTGAGACTCTGCCAGGTGCAAATGGTATGTTGTCGGCCCCACTCTTTACGGTCACCAAAGTAAACACCAACATCCTGTTGCATGTTGATGTAGTCCTTTTCTGTCTGTGTTACTAGACTCTTGTTGGGCACAATAACAATGGTACGACCCAACG